GGTGTTCTCTTTCAGTATCATTTTTTTGCTCCTTTGGGTTTAGCAGGTTAGAGATTTCCTGTGATATTCTTAAATAGGCATGTGCCTGTCCCATCATATACTTGTATTTTTCCATATTGTCAATACCACCACCGATCATATTATCACCGATTGATTGATAGGATTCTTTAAGATGTTTTTGTATTTTATTTAGTATTACTAGTTCTTCATTTAACATATGCTTTCTTACCTTGGTTTGTTCCTTTCTTAATTATATAATCTTGTGTTCCATTCGCACCTGTCTCTACCTCTTTTTTGAGGTTTCGAAACAGACTCATCTGTTTATTTTCTTTTTCTTTTGCTTTTGAATAAGCTTCTAAATTTTTCGTATCCCGCATAATATATACTATCTATCTTTATAAAAAAATTGTCAATACCTTCAAAAAATTTATACATGAATCTGTCAAACATTAGCAATTCCACTTTCTAAGTGATTTATTAATTCTTGAATCCGGATCCCTGGCTGTTTTAGCAGAAGTCAATCTCTTCTTCATACCCTTCATTCTAGCACAAAATGATTTTCTTCTCTTTGCAGCTTTTGATCCTTTTTTTAATTTTGATGGTTTAGTTGTAACTGCTGTTTTTAATTTTGATCCAGGATTAGCTGCTCTGTAAGATGCAACGCCTTTTCGGTTCAGGCCACCGGACTCGGACTTACCTTCTTTTCTTTGCCACGCTGGTGATTTACTTCCTGATGCAAATTGTCTTCTAAACATAATTATTTTTTTGTAAATGTTTTAACGTTAGTTGGTTTAGGACCTGTATTACCCGCTGCTCTTTTTCGTTTGACAGCAGATGCCTTTTGCCCTTTTGTCATCCGTGTGGCTTTTGCAAGTGGTACGCATTTTGGATATTTCCTCTTGCTTCCCTTCGATCTCCCGCAAGGTTGATACTTGCCGTCTTTCTTTGGTGCTCCAATGTCTACCCACTTCTCGGCTACCCATTTTCTTAAACCACCTTCTGAATAATAACTACGCACACGCTGCTCTTTTTCTTCTAGCTAAACCAGCAACCATGTGACCACCTCCTGCAGCTTTTTTTCTACCACCTGGTTTTATTTTACCTGAGCAAACTCCTGATGCGTACATGTTAGCATATGCAGAAGGATATACTTTAAATTTTCTTTTAGCCGCAGCTTTTCCTTTTGCACAAAGTTTTGCCATTATTTTTTACCCTTCATAGCCATTGCTATCATAGATGGTTTTTGTTTTTTATTAGTTTTCTTTTTTGATCTTAGCATTTTAAAATCTTCAGCACTGATCTTACCATCTTTGTTTACATCAAGTTTAGATTGTCCACCTGACATGTAACCTTTTCTCATCATGCCACCACCCATAGCTTTAGTTCTAGTTTGTGTGTTGTATCTTCTATTAGACATTATTTTTTACCTCCGTTACGAAATATTTGTGTACCCTTTATACCATAAATACTCGCCACGACAAGTATCCATAAATTTGTGAACCACGATGGAAGCTGTGAGAACATATCGAAAAATAATTTTACCTTATCCATTGCTGTTGGGTCATCCGATATCACTGCCCACGCGAGCACCAACACGGGCAAACTTAAAATTATTAAAACGGCCTCGTCTTTCCAATCCGATTGTCGGGCTTCTAAAAGTTTTCCTTGGTAAGCTTCCTCACCCTGGGCCATCTTTCTTGCATGCATCATTTGTGCATCCGCCATGAGCATTTTCGTCTCTTGACGCTTTTTAAAAATGTGAGTGCCTGCTTGTGCGGCTAATTTAATTGCCGATAACCACATATTAGTACGCTTTGGATTTTCTTTTCTTCTCTGCTAGTACTGCACCTTGACCTTGAACCTCTTCTTCAGGTCCACCAGTACCAATATAGTTATAAGCTTTGTCAGCAGATGTTTTTGATCTTGGATCAATCTCAATTTGCTGTTCACCAACCTTAACTTCTTTAATTTTGTCTAATTTTTCCATAATTGTCTCCTTATTTTTTTATTTTAACTGTTTTTTTACTGATTGTCACTAACCTTTACGCATGATTTCAATATTTGGAACCATATTTTCTGTATTCTTCATCATTGAGTCTGCACTAGGTATAGTTTTGCTTAAAATTGTCTTTTCAATTGACGTATCAGCTCTTAATTTTGCTAATTCTTCGTTTTGATCTAGTTTTTCATCTTGATTTTGTTGATTCATCATCGTTTTCATCTTGTCAAGGTCCATTCTCTCTTTTGCTTCACGCTCTTTTCTATCATTTTCCATTGCTCTAAGGTCTAATTCTCTTGATCTTAGTTTTGCAATCGGATCATTATCGAATTGTGAAGTAATTTTCTTCTCTTCATTCATAAATTCTTCCATCATCTCAGCAATTAACTGTGCTTTTCTAGCTTCAATCTTTTGTTGAATCTGCATTGCTTGCATTTGCATCTGTTGAGCCATCTGTGGATTCTGTTGCATCATTTGTTGTATCTGTTGTAACTGCTGAAGCTCTTCTCTGTACTCTAATTCAACTTGTTCTTGTGACATTAAAGAAATATGTTCAAAAATATTCTTCTCTAAACTTGCCATTACCATTGGATTGTTTCTTGCAATGTTAGTTGCCATAAAATTTAAGTGTGCAGTAATGTGTGATCTATGATCCTGACCTGGAAAAGCTTGAAACTGTCTTCCACCTAGAGCATCAATGTGTTCTAACGCCGGATCTTTTGGTGTTGGCTGCATAGGTTTAATTAAAATACCATCAATATTTTTTACACCTAACGCTTCATACATATTTCTATACGCTTGATACAGATTATGCATTTGCGGATTTGATTGTGCCAGTTGGAGTTCCGTTTGCGCGAGGGATATACGCTGTGTCTGTGAAAAAATGTTGGGGTCAGCAACTGGCAATATATCTACTCTATCATCAAAATCTGATTGCATAATCATTCTTTGACCCCCAACTACATCATACGGATATTGTTGTGGTAGATATAACTTGAATACTCTAGCCATAAGTCTGAATTCATTCTTTAAAGCCGAGTAAATTCTTTTGTGAATAGCTGACATTGTTCTTGATCCACGTTCTAATAATGCAACTGTAGTTCCAACTGCTGCTTGTTGATTACCATCACCAACTTGCATATCAGCAATTGATGCAAATCTTTGTCCTGCTTGAACAACAACTCCCATAAGCGCAAGTAAGGTTTGACTTGGTTCTTTAAATGGTAACATCATAAATGAATCTCTTAAATTACCACCAGGTGCATCTACATCTCTAAACTCACCAGGTTGAATTGATTGTGCATCATCTCTAATTCTAATACCACGCATTTTAAATCCAGCAGGTAGATTAGATAATGTTCCTGCATCAAGTAATTGTCTTAACGCTGCTGTTGCAGTTCTACTTAATCCACCAATCATGTGAATTAAACCAAAACCATAAAAACCTAAACCTGGTAAAAATTTAAAGTGTACAAAATAATTTACTTTGTTTTTATTTGGATCACCTACTTCATAGTTTCTTTTAATTGAAAGAATTTGACCAGAGCTTTCTTCAACAGTTACTATGTAAGGTATTTTAATTCCGGACGGCTCACCAGTCTCTTGATCTGTATCTTCAAAACCTTCTATATCTAGATCAACGTGACACTCTAATAATGTAAAGACATCATCATTAGCTGTTCTTGACATGCCTTCTAATTCTCTCTCTTTTTTCTCTACATCAGATTCTTTGTCGCCAGGTTTTCCAATATCAATGTCTCTATAAAAACCTGCAACTTGTTGTTTTCGTAATTCGTTTTCTGAAATTTTTACACGATGAATAATTGCTTCCGCATCGTCTAATGAGGTAGCTGTGTACGGAACAATTAAATCATCTGCTGGAACAAACTTTGATACTGCTCTTTGTTCCATTTCATCGTAGTATACTTTTTTAAATGTACTACCTGAAAGAGGTAAATGAAATAACATAGAATCAAACTCAGGTTCATATTCTTTCATCTGATCCATGATTTGATAATTCATAAAATCTTTTACACGTGATGCCTGTTGAACTTTTTCTGGAGTTTGTAATCCAATGATTTGTGTTCTAACCGGTCCATCTGCTGGAAGTAATTCTTTATATGCTAATGCTTGAAACTGTGTAACAGCTTCTGCTAATACTGGGTGAGTTGCACCTGATGCACCACTAAATGGTTCTGTTCTGTTATCGTATTTAAAACCTAAAAGGTCTAACCCTTGTGTGTAAGTTTTTTCCCAATCTTTTCTACTTGAAACATATTCTTGATATTTATTTGTTAAGTTAGATGCAAGTCTTCCAAGAACATCATCAGGTAAAAAGTCTGCAAGATTTGCATAATGCTCGTCACCACCTTCAGGTGATGCTGCAGCAGGATCTAAATTAATATCAACCGAACCATCTTCATTCTCCGTGACTTCTACATCATCAGGGGATTGTTGTTCTTCAGTTACTTCTTCAATTACCTGCTCTTGAATCTCTTCTTCACCAGGTATTTCAAATTCTTTTCTGACTTCGTTTGGAAGCGCTTTGTCTATATCGGCCATTTATTTTTTCTCCAGATTGTTTGACTGTTGTAACAGTATTATACTTAATATTCAAGCCCTGAGGCAGGGGTCCGGACTCAGGGGGTAATAGGTGTTTCTTTGGATACTTATTCGTCATAAGT